TAAACGCCCGAGCTTGGGGTCGATGTTCCGCACGGTTGTTTTGTCCTTGGCCAGCATCGCCTTCTGGTGGTCCCATGCCTGCCAAGCGTTACCCGTGTACGCGATAGTACGCTTGTCTTGCGTGTCGTAGGGGCCGGTGCTCTGCTGAGTCGGCGTGTAGTTAGACAGCACAGCGGCATCCCGCTCTTGGTACAGTTTGTCGAAAACGATTTTGTATTTAGCAGGAGGCAGTCCAGTGATTGACAGGCTGGTTACGCCGTGATCCACCCAGATCACGTCTTCCTTGGCGATGCTACCGTTCGATTCTCTGATCACGCGGTAGCGATAGCGGACCTTGCTGTAAATGGTTATGTCAAGATCCCGACCGATGATCTGATCAGATTGATACTGGTAGAAGTAGTTGAAGCGCGTGCCGTCATTACCAGGTGTCATCTGGATGAACGGGGTACCATCGTCTATGTTCTTTTTAACATTGTCACTGATCTTGCGCTGCTCTGCAGTGAGGTATGTCGGCTGCGTCGGCCAGTAAGTCCCGCCGTATGACGTAGACGCCGGGTAATACTGGTTCGCCGTTACAAAGCTTGATTTGGCGTTGACGAAGCACTCGCCAGTGATCCGCAAAGAGAAGCTAATGGCATAGGCACTTTTGCTGCTGATCTCTCCGCTCTCGTCTTCCTTCGATGGCAATGACGTGCCGCTCGCGACGACGGTCTGCTCCCAGGAAACGCTGCCAGACGTGATATCTACGCATGATGGGATCCGCTCGTAGTCCTGGCAATATGTCGGACTCGCGTCCAGCCATTTCCCACTGCCGTAGTAAATGTTTTCGCCCGCGATTGCGCCAAGCTTCCCCTGGCTCAGCAAGTACACAAGACTGATGTCTCGGCTTTTGATACCCAGCCTGATCAGATACGCAGCCAGCCACAAGCCGCCGACGTTGTTCTCCCACCGCGTAAACACCAGCGGCACAGTGTCGCCCACTGTCGCCAGATCCTGCCGCCGCTCTAGCTCGACACCACGACTTGTCTCGTCCCGCCGCTGTACAGCAGACAGTGCGCGTGATGCATCCTGCGGGTAGATCCTGTCCATCACAGCTTCGGGACGTTGCCAATCAACGCCGTCGTCATTCGCCGCCCTGGGATCTGCGCTGTTAGCGCATCGAGCGCCAACCCAAGCTCAACCGTGATCGCCACCGCATCAGTGCTGGCGCCTACAACCTCACCAAGGAACGCAGACACCAGCGTGCGCCCACCACCATCGACCGTATACAGCTCTAGATCAACCAGATACTGCCCCTGCAGGGCTGCCTCGACAAAGGCAATCATGCTCGGCTCTGCTGCAAACCTCAGGCTAGAAGATGCTTCGTCGGCGGTCCTTGTCACGACGGCGGTGCCGGCGTCAAAGCTTTTGAACGCCGCACCATGGGACGTTTGCCCCACGTAGAAGTTCTGCCAGAACGCGTGGACCGTGGCACCGGAATGAAACCTGACGTAGCTGGCAATGCCCCGCGCCATCAGATCACCCCAGCCCGCTTACGTGCAGACGGCGACCCGCCCAGCGTTGCGATGGTCTGATTCACTGCGCTACTGAGCAGCCCAGGGATGTCCCTACGGCTGATGTAGCTCTGCCCGTCGAGAGTCACCGTGCTACCGCTGTAGGTCACATTGACCTGGGGTGTACCGCCACCGCCGCCTAGCACCGCATTACCACGGGCGCCGACGCTGTAGTTCGCCATTGCCTGCGCCATCTTCGACGAAGGGATCACATACTCGGGTTCACCGCCTTCGCCAATAATCGCCTGAGTCGGCTTGGTGACATAGCCGCCGTCGGCATACCTAGGCAGCTTGACAGGTTGCGCTGTTGGCAGTGTCGGCAACTTCAACGCAGCCAAAGCCTTATTAGCCAATGAGATCAATACGTTCATCGCGCTAATGGCTGCATTAATCTGCATCTCCACGTAGCCAATCACGCCATTGACAACAGCCTTCACCACGCCCATCACCGCATTTATCGGCCCTGAAATTGCCTGCGCGATATTGGCGCCAAACCGCTTGCCCGCATCCCATACCAAATTAAATGCGTCCACATAGGGCTTTACAAGCAACGTGTAAGCAAACTCTGCAAATGGCTTAAGTGCGTCCCACGCCTTCAAGACGAAATCCTTTATCTGATCGCGAAATGTCCACAACGCAACCCCAGCCGCAACCAGCAACGCAACCCAGCCAACAGGGCCCGTCAGCACTCCAGCGATCACACCCAACACACCCGCCAACCCACCAGCGCCAGACAACACGCCAACGACTGCTGTTACTGCTCCGCTGAGCCCCGCAAAAACTGGCCCCAATGCTCCAACAACGGTGATCACCGTAGAGATAGCCGGAGCAAGCACCACAAACGCGCCAGCAATTAATCCAACAATGGCAATCAACTGACGGATTGGCGCAGGCAAGTTCCCAAATGCTTTCGCTACCTCAGCCAAGCCTTGCACCAACGGCGTAATAGCAGGCAAAACATCTTTGCCCAAACTTGTTTTAAGGTCCGCTACCGCAGCATTAAATTGCTTGTACGCATCAGGCGGCGGCGGCTTCAGGTTCTTTAATTCCCCCGCCGCTTGAATCATGATCGCTGTCGTGATCTTTCCTTCGGAGCCCAGCTTCTTGACCTCCGCCGCCGAAACGCCCATCACCTTTGCCACGGCCTGTCCAACAGCAGGCATCCTCTCCATGATTGACCGCAGCTCATCGCCTTGCAATGCGCCAGAACCCAGCGCCTGGCTTAACTGCAGCAGCACGCCATCTGTGTCAGCAGCGGTCAAGTTCATTGCTGCTGCTGCCTTGTTCACACCAAAGAACACCGTCTCAATGTCCTTCAACGCAACGCCTGTTGGACGCAGCCGCCCATACAAGTCAGCAACCGCCATTTGCGCTGATGTCTGCCCCAGGCCAAATTCCTTGGCAGCTTGAGCCGCGATTTTGTTTACTCGTGCAACTTCGCCATATTGCCCTGCCAATGCCTCAATCGTTTTTCCAGTCCGCTGAGCTTCCAGACCAGCGCTAGCAATGTCTCTGACGACAACACCAACACCAACGCTGGCAAGAACGCCGCCCAGCGATTGAAAGCCAGAAATCAGTCCGCCTAGTTTCCCCTTGAGGCCGCCCATTGCTGCCCCAATGCGGGTGCCAGCCGCTTCCCCTAGTCGCCCAGCGTCGCCTGCCGCAGTACCCAATCCGCCAAGCTGCTTTGACAGCTTGCTGATCTGGTCGCCGCCCAGCGTTTGAAACTGGAGGCTGACGGCGTACGTTGTGGCCAAAACCCTGCCCAGTACCTAGCCCGAGTCTATCGGCGACGAGCCGCCTTCCTTTCGGCGGCCTGCTGCGCCAGCTGTTGCGCCTCTATAAAAGCCGCCCAGCCCAGCAGCTCTTCCCCTGTCATCTGCTCCTGCAAAGCGCGAACGGTCATCCCCAGCTTTTCGGCCAAGACAAACGAAAGCATTAGCTCCGCGTCTTTTTCAAGCTGGGGGCGGAGGATTTTGGGTCCAGCGGCTCAGCATCGCTATCATCCTCCGCCATCGCAACCAATAATGCCTCTACCGTTTTGGCAGCCAAGGCGTTGCGCAACTCAACGATCTCCGCAGGGACAAACAAAGGCTGACCGTTTTCATCCCTAGCCTTGGACACCAGGAGCTGAAGCACAAAATCTGTGTCATCGCCTTTGGCTGCCTTCTGCGCCCGTTGCCGTTCAGCCAATGTTAATGGCGTCATCCAGAAGCTAAAGGGGCTCCCGTCTGGCAGCGTGACAACGCGCTCAGTCGCCTCCATTGAGACAGCCGAACGTAAACGATCAATCGCCCTGTCCATGCTTGGGGGTGTGACTCTGGTTCAGTGTAGGGAGAAGGGGAGACCAGCTCCCCTAGCTCCAGCCGGAGTCACCACGGCCGTGCCAAGGCTAGCCCGCACAAAAAAGCCCCCGCTCCAGGTCGGGGGCTCCGTGCTTCAGTCCACGCAGTTCAGCCTAGAGCTTCACTCCGAACAGTGCCGTCGGCTGGGCAGCCAGGCTGAAGTTGATTTCAGCCTCCACCACGT